GCATACAGGTTTAATAATAATGCTAGGGTTCATGTAGGAACAGTTACAGGCACAAGTATATCTTTCGGAGGTTATTCAACACTTCAAGATAGTAAACCGTTATGGGTTGCTGTTGCTTCAAATGCTGACGGGACTAAAGTAGCCTTTTCTTATCGTGCTGCTGGCACTAGCACTTCCCCCGGCTACACGCAGGTTGGTACAGTTTCTGGAACGTCTATAACCTTTGGTTCAGCACAGACTTTTCATAGTGGAGGGGTGACTCAACGGAATAAGATTGCTTTTAACGACAATGACCAGTTAGCTATTCTTTACAGGGATGCTTCAAATAGTGACTATGGAACTGTCAAGCTAGGCACGGTTAGCGGAACAACTATAACATTAGGTAACGCTTACGCTTTTAACAGTACACTCACTTATCAAGGTTTTAGTATTCACACACATGGCAGTAGGTTCTGTCTTATGGTTCATGAGGGGAATAACACTACAGGTTTTAGGGTATATACTGGCATTATGACAGGCGCGACCATTTCAAACACGGCATCCTATTTTCTCCCATATACCACACCATCAGACGGCACAGCAGACTTTGTGTTCAGAAATAGTACGGATTTAGCTTTCGTGGTTCGTAATTCTGGGAGTCCTACTCCTACTTCGGGGAGCGTTGCCATGCTTGGCTCATTTGCAGATATGCAAACTAACCTAACCGCAGATAATTATATCGGCATCTCAGATGGGGCATACGCAAATGCCGCAACAGCAACTGTCCAAGTGGTCGGTTCAACAGATGATGCACAATCAGGACTAACCACAGGTTCTAAACATTACGTTCAGACTGATGGCACATTAAGCACAACCCCCGATTCCCCTAGCGTCTACGCAGGGGTGGCACTCTCAGCAACTAAACTATTAATCAAAGGATAAGCAGTATGCAAACCATTACATTTAACGACACTAGCGTATCTGCTTACAGATTCGATGATGAGCATACCCTGGTCGCAACACCCACAGAGATAACCTGTCCTCATTTCATTATTGGGGATATGAACTCTACCAACGCAACCATTCACACAGGGGTAACTTCCCCCGAAGATTGGCAAGGGGGAAAATACATGTTCGATGGTTCAACGTGGAATTTAAACCCCGATTGGACAGACCCTAAGTTGCATGAGATAGCTGAACTTGAAGCACGACTAGCTGAACTAAAGGGAGGCTAAAATGAGCATCCAACTCAAATTAAGAGGCGGCACAACCACTCAACATTCAACTTTCACCGGACTAGCTAGAGAGGTTACGGTCGATACTGACAAGAATACTTTGGTGGTCCATGATGGCTCAACTGCTGGTGGTGTGCCATTGTTGACCGCTGCGACTGACACAACTGTTATTCCATCGGTCACAACTACTCCATCATCTGGCGGTAGTGTGGGTGACACCGTATTTAACACAACAGACAGTCAGCTATACAGGCATAACGGTACAAGCTATGAAGTGTATGCCGGACTTTCTGGAACAGTCAACGCCAGCGCTCCGGTTGTGACTGATTTGTTGGAGGGATCGTTTTACTTCAATACGACAAACGACACGCTCTATATTTTAAAAGATATTTCTGGAACGATGACATGGACACAGGTTGTTCCCTCAGTTACGGCCTCCGGGAATGGTATCGAGGTATTGGCTGCTTTGCCTACCAGTGGGAATACTGAGGGGCGAATGGTTTTCCTCACTTCTGACGATAAACTGTATCGTCATGATGGCACAAACTTTATTGCTACGGTTGCAACGACAGACCTTACAGGCTATATCGCAATCGGTCAGATTGATGTCAACACGATCAATGCCGGACATATTCAATCCAATGCCATCACTGCTGGCAAGATATTGGCCGGGGAAATAGGCACAAGTCATTTAGCAGCAAATTCAATCACCACCGCAAAGATTGCTACAGATGCGATCACTGCCAATGAAATTGTTGCCAATGCAGTAGGGGCCGGAGAAATAGCAGCCGGTATTATCACATCAACCCATTTAGCATCAAATTCAATACTTGCTGGCAATATCACAGCCGGTGCGCTGACGATGGCTAAGATGACTGATGTTTCGGAGAAAACAACTAACAGCGTAACAGTGCAACTCGGTGCTGGTGCATCAGTGGGTGGTAATGATGCTGGTGGAGCGTACATCTCTGCAACTGCTGGTAATTACGGTTTGATCGGAACAAATACTGCCGGTGGTAATGCGATTGCCGGAGGCACAACGGCCACATCAGGAACATCAGCCGGGGTGGTTGCGGTGGGTGGAGGCACATCTAGCACTTTCGGTAATTGGGATACTCTGGGTGCTGTCGGTACTGGTGACTCTGGATTACTGGCTATCGCGTATTCTACGAACAACGCTGGGTCTGCAAGTAGTTATGTAGAAATAGCTAAAGGTTCCTACTCGATTTATACAACAACAGGTTCAACCGGTCCTTTTACTGGCGCTCATGATGTACTTATTCCTAACGGCACAACCATCGAGTCGGGTGACATTGTAGTCGATCAATCTGTTGCTGCGCGGAAAGGTTTATCCGATACGATCACTATTGCTGGACCATCAAACAGCGCTAATCAAAAGGGTGTTGTTGGTGTATTTGTTGACTATCTGCCAGACCATGTTCCGGCTGCACTTTCTGAGTTGGTCCAAGATGGCATATCTCACACACCTCAAGTAGCAGATGAACATCAAGGATTGCTGCTTAACAACCAGGTGGGTCAGATCAATGCGCTTGGCGAGGGTCAGCTTAATGTATGCGGTGAGGGTGGCGCTCTTGAAATCGGTGATCTGATCGTATCTTCATCTATGCCAGGCAAGGGTATGAAGCAAAAAGATGACATCATCAGATCGACTACGGTGGCAAAGGTGAGGGAACCGGTAACATTCACATCATCTGGCGAAGTCAAACAGGTCGCTTGCATTTATCTGTGTGGTTGACATGGACAAAACAGCGACAGTGGTGGCAGTGATGGCAAGCAGCGTTGTCAGTATTATTACGATCACCGTATCAATTTTGATGTTTGCAGATTCCAGGTATGCGATGGCTGATGAAGTAGCAAATATTCACGGTGACATTAAGCAGTTGAGGATCAGAACAATCGAAGATGAACTGTTTGATTTGGAATCCATCGAGGATAAATCACCCATTGATCGCGCGAAGATTGAACGATTCAAACGAGAACTGGACAACTTACAGGAGTAATAATGCCAACACCAGAGCAGTGTGCCGTAACGGATACGAAAATTACAGGGATTGATAGGGAGATTGTTGCGCTTAGAGCAAGACAAGATCGACTAGAAGAAAGGCTTGATGAACTGAGGACCATGATGGCTCAGGTGAGAGCATTTGTGGCCGGCATCCTTGTCTTGAGTCTGCTCCCTGAATCTTTCCTGGACATTTTGAAGTGAGTGGCCGCGCTACATCAGTATCCGATCATGATTGTGTTACTGGCGCTTTCTTACATGGTGTTTCTGACCGCTCATTTGATGTATTTGCTAGTTGTGGAGGTGTTTAATGTTTAAGAACAAACTCAAGATTGAAGCGGTGCAAGGGATGGACCTGTTTGAGTTATCATCACGGTTTACCTATATCACCAATTTGGGTGACAAGATCATTGTGCCGAGGGGGTTTCGGACTAACTTTGCCTCCATTCCGTCAATTTTACGCTGGTACTGCGATGATTCCCATTGGACGATCAGGCCGGGCAGCGTTATCCACGACTACCTATATTCAGCCGAGTCTGCCCATCTGGGATTTACACGAAAACAAGCTGATTCTGTGCTTTTGGAATCCATGTTGGGGTTGGGGATGCGTACGACCCAGGCCTTTGTTATCTATTTCACGTTACGTTTATTCGGAGCCGGTCACTATGAGCCAAGAGATTAGATTTCCAAGATTGTTCACGTTAGCAATGATTGCTCTGCTATTTCTACCACTGTTCTTGACCGGTTGCTCTGCACTGACTGTTGTGGAAAATACCGCATCCATCGCAGTTTCAAAGTATTGCTCCCTGGGGTTGTCCAAAAGGAGAATCGTCCGGTCGGCAGTTGCAAGTCGTTTGCAGCCTAACTCCATAAAGATTGAGTGTGCTGGTGACTAAACTATCAGAGCATTTTAACCGTGAGGAATTTGCTTGTCAGTGTGGGTGCGGACAGGATACCGTTGACTATGAGTTAATTCGTGTCTTAGAGGCGCTCAGATCGAACACAGGGCCGATTCGTATATCATCAGGCAACCGATGCACAAAAAGGAATAAGGCTGCTGGTGGCGCTTTAAAAAGTTTTCATGTTATTTCTAAGGCTGCTGACATAATCGTAAAGACTCACACCCCGAAAGAAACATACCATCATTTAAACGAGCGATACCCGGACCGGTACGGCATTGGGCTTTATAAAAGATGGGTCCACATTGATATTCGACCAGAAAAGGCTCGGTGGCATGAAGATCATAACTGAGTTATTTGTATATGTAGCTATCGCAGCCGTCATGAGCGGTTTGGCTGTCGCATATCTTGAAGAAGTGATGCACGTTTTTTATTACTGAGGACATTATGGGCGCGACAAAAGACAGAAAAGGCTTTTCCAAAACAGGAACACCAAACAGAGATTACCATCGTCAATCGTTGTATGGGCGTGGAGGTGCTTATCCCTTAATTCACAAGTCTGGTGAAACCACCACAGTGATGACCACAGGTGTGGATGTTGGAGGCAAAATCTACAGCGTTCCAGGCTATGACCAGCATGGCAAGATTATCCCAGAGAGTAAACTAGCCAAACATTGGGCGAAAGAAATCAAGGCCGGTGTGTTTCCATCATATAAAACCGGCAAGAAACCCAGTGGCGTATCTCAATCTCAGTTCATAAAGAATCACCCATCAAATGTTGCTGCTCGGAAAGCACATCATGCGATTGACCAGGACATGAGTAACTTTAACATCGGTAGACGAGGACGAAACAAAGCGTCTTTGCTGCGGAGATGGGCTGACAACAAACGTAAGTAATTCGGCTCCCAAAGACGGAATCACTTTCTTGCACCTAGAAACAAGAAGACCCAAGTGCTAGTAACACTCGGGTCTTGTGTTGAATGAACTGGAAAACACTATTAGAGTATACCCCTCGCCACTGGTAATGCCAAGTTAAGAATTTCCAATTCGATTCCCAAACACGGAATCACACCCATTGTTGACAGCATTTATGCCAGCATCTTGAAATAGTCCTTACAAATCAACCACATACTGGGGGTTCGATTCCCCCCGCCTCCACCAGAAACACTGGGTTCATGGGAAAATGCTGGCACGAAGTTGGTCATGATTGGGCATGGTTGGTCAAGATTTGCCAGTATTTATGCCAGCATTTTCTCTGCCCGATTTAAACCCCCCCTGTATATTCTTAATTCACCCCCCTATTCAAAATGAATAAGGTGTGTTACCGGTTCGATGGGACAGGACAGGACAAGGTGGGACATTTGTCCCAGTATGTCCCTAGCAAGTAGGGGGGTAGAGGGGGTGAGCCCCTAAACTCAGTTTATTGAGATTGCGTCCATAAGGCATTGATTCTGGGTGGGTGAACCCCCATTGACCCCCCCATGTAGTGGGTTGGGTTATTTGGGTTACTGACCTTTCAACCCAAACAACTTGACCGCAGCATCACCGGCCTCTGGAATAGCATCCGGTATCCAGGTTGCATAAGTTCTAGCTGTGACTAGCACATCTGAATGGCCCAACTGTTTCGATACCCAGGCTAAAGGCTCACCGGCTGATAACATCATTGATGCGTAGGTGTGTCGTGTTTGATAGGGGGAACGGTAACGAATACCGGCCTTTTTGAGTAAAGGAATCCATAATGTGCGTCTGATCGGCTGATCTCCGGTCCAGCACTGTTTGGTGCGTGGATTCACGAATACAGGCCCATCTGCTAAGAACGTGTACTTTTTTTGGTGTGTCAGTGCATCGAGTGCCGGGGGCAATAACTTCACTTCACGGATGCCTGACGTTGTTTTAGGTGTTTCTGCCTGTCTAGCATCTTGGGTCTTGGCGCGACTAATCTGCATCACTCCACGATTCCAATCAATGTCACCCCATTGCAAGGCAATCTGTTCTGAGGTCCGTAATCCGGTCCATAGAGCGAAAGTTATCCACAGGCTTGCTTGATTTGATGCCTGTTTGAGCAAGATGGCCTGTTCTTCTGCGGTAAAAGGGTCGATCCGTTTCTCCCTGGGTGGCTCATTCTTCTTGTAGTTCCAACCGTAAAGGGGGTTGGTCTTAATCAAATCATCATAAACCGCATCCTGTAATGCTGATCGTAGTGGGGATAATATGTTTGAGATGCGTTTGGTGGAGCATTCCATGCCAGCGACCCATTCTCGGACCATTCGCCTGGTTAATTGGTGTAGTTGTACGTTGCCGAACTGAGCGATAATCTGCCCAATGATTTTGTCATACCCGGCAATCGTGGATGCTTTGAGAGTTGGCCGTTTGGCCGATAACCATTCGGCCAGGTAGCGTTCAAGTGTTAGCGTTACTGGCTTTAAGGCGTGTTTGCTGTCCGGGAAAGTGGTGACATACTCGAATACACCGAGTTCAATCGCCTCAAGAATCGCATCTCTGTGGCGCTGCGCTTTCTTTAAGTTAGAGGGGGTGGGGATAAGCTGGAGCCGTTCCCGGTGGCGCTTTCCGGCAAGTTGGAAAGTGATTTCGATAGTTGTCTTGCTTGCTTTCCTGACTCCGACCATGCCCATGCCTCAAATCCTGATACACTGATGATAATTCTGCCATCTGGCGCTACATTCCAAATATTATTGATGGCCCATTCCCCTCGCTTGATCTTTGATCTTATCGCATCTTCACTGTACCCGGAAAGTTCTGCGAATCTTTTGATCGTTACGAGATTCATTCCAGTGCTGTCAATTCTTTGCCGCGCATGGACATTCTGGGCAACACCAGGTTAGTTTGATTATTCCAGAGATCAATCTGTTGGTGCTTTTTTAAGCCTACAATGGAGATGCCTAACACATCGATCATTCGGCTTGTATCCACCGGGTCCGCTATCCAATAGGAACTGCTTGGCCCCTCTCTATGGGGTTTGGGGCCATAACATTCCTTACAGGTGGTCATTCTTCCGAGTCCAGTCGTTGACCGATAGTAGTCGGGTGCTTTCTTTTCAGCGCCACAACTATCGCAAGTAATGTCAGTGCGAAGTTCAGAATTAGTACACTCTCTGCAAGTGCGCTGCCTACCATCCTTGGCGGTCTTGGATTTGTGGAACTGGTTGATTTCCTTGTTCACCTCACACACCCGGCAGACTTTCATGCGATGGTATAGGGGCGTTTGATTTGGTACTCAGACATAAGCCGCTGAGTTTCGTATATCTTCAGACCAAGCATTTCACTGGCTAAAAATTTGTCGAAATTGCTATCAACCAGCGCTTTGTAAAGTTTGCTCCGTGTCATTTCGTATGAATCATTTTGGTCGATCACCAATGAAACTGTCATGTTTTTCTCCTTGTTATTGTTAAGTGATGCCGCATCCAACCCGGAGAGGCAGAAAGATCATAAACTGCCTATGCTTGAGGTGATCGGACCGGCATCCTCTGCGGTTATTAGGGCATGACTCCCACGCCACTCACAGATATACGCGCGTTTTATAGTTTTCTGAGTTCTGCTATTGCTATTTCAGCATCCACCATCTTCGATTCAAGGATCATTACTCTGCCCTCAACGACTTCAAGAGCGGTTTTTATCCTTTTGTCTGATGGACTGCTATCCAGCGTTTCAAACTCTTTCATTAACAGGTCAAAAGCCTGAGTCAGCGCCTTTCTTGTGGTTTTAAAACTCATTGCTTTCCTCTAAAACGGAATATCGTCATCAAATGCAGCATTACCCAATGCTGGTGCATCACCAACAGTAGTAGCAGCACTGCTACCCTCGGTGAAAAACACTGTGCAGTTGCCCAGGATGGGCGTTTTAACATCTTTTTCACGCTCATCTTTGGAAGTGGATTGGCAGATAAAACCATGCTGATCGTACTGATCTGGTTTCTCTGGATCAATGAAAGTAGTCAGGTCCATATATGTACCTTTCTTGCCTTTGAATAGCCTTGCTTTGTCGATCTTGCTGACATCAATGCTAATATTTATGCCTATTTTGCTCATGCTGCTTTTTCCTTATCTGTGGTTGAATTTGATGCTGCTCGGATGATGTTCTTTTGTTCTTGGGTGAAATAGCCACCCTTACTGATGGCTCTCCATGCAACAGTTTGCTCGTCACGCGACAATTCGCTCCATATCTCATGGATCGCTGAATCCCTGTCGCTCTCGCTGATGTCGGGATCGACCAGCAATTCAAGGATGGCGTTAGCGGATTCCTCTACTGGTCCAACTCTGGACTTGAGTGTTTCATACTTGCGGCTGTCCATCGTGTCGGCATCCTTGACATCGTCAATGCCAAACAATCCATTAAGGGCGTACTTGCGAGAGTATGAACTGGTTGCCCCGGTAAGCTGGGCATCGTCCATACCTTTGCGGCTTTGCGGCTCTCTCGCCCATGCTGAAGTGCTAATGCCTTGAGCATCATCGGAAAAGGTGGCCGTTGACCGGACATAAATCCGATCTCCCACCATAATGATGTCATCTGATAGCGTTACGGTGCAGCCATCTAAATGAGGCTTTAACGCCTCTAGGATGTCCTCACATGAGCGATACGAATACTTGCCGAATGAGTTGGTCTGGCCCTTATTGGCAACCAGGTTCTTTTGTACGATGCTGAGTTTTTGCCTGACATTCATGACAGTTCCTTTTTCAGCGTGTCGCGTTCATCTTCAACAGCCTCATAAAGATGGGGTGATGCTGCTTGGTTGAAAGATAAATCGAGAAGAATATTCTCTAACTCTTCAAGCAGTTCAGTTTTGGCCTCAATCTTTTGTGCTGCCTCATCGTCTGCTTTATTGCGAACTCGGTCCATGACCTTTGCAAATTCTATTTGGTCGATAGCAATGTGTTGATTGGTGGCTTTGCATACACCATCTCTTTGCTCATCGGTGGCAAAATCGCTATATGGGTTCATCTTTACCCCCTAGCAAGTTCAATGCAGCAGTCAGGTGCGCTTGTGTGTACCCGGTATAATAGTCATAGGACTGCTCTGCTAACGGTTTGCCGCTAATGGCATCGTCACGGCCTTGTTTAATGTCTGCAATACGCTGTTCTTCATCGAGTTGCAACTGTTGAAAATAGGGTCGAGCCATATTCTTAATCATGATCCTCTCCGTCTAATTAAAGGAAACAAGGGCAAGGACTGCCCAGGATGCTGCCAAACAAGCAAGGAACGCGATACCGGTTAGCACAGATTCCAACCAAGATTCTGCTGGTTGTGGCTGCTGAATTGGTCTTGATGTGCAGTTTTTGTAATCGGTCATTTCCGGCCCCTTTTCGCTTGGTGTAAATATACAATACACTAAGTATTATTGGCTGGCAAGTATTATTTCACTACTAACTGTATTTTATTGGGGTTTTGAGAATGCTTACAGGGTCTGTCTAGTTTGGATTACGCGATAATGATTTGAGAAGTGCGTCTATGATGAGCCTATCACCATGCGAGAGGGAGTTATATCTTTCAATCATTTCTCTCTCTTTGATAGAGGTGATGGGGGCGGTTTCCCCTGTCAACGCAGATAACGATATGCCAATTATGTCAGCAATTTCCTGTATTTTCTCTACTTTTGGTTCGCGCCTACCGGTTAACCAATGAGAAAGCGCACCCTCAGTTATGGACAACCTAGTTGCGAGTTGGCCTTGAGTTATTTCTTTGTCACGCATCCAAGTCCTGGTAGTTCTGGCCCAAATAGGTATTTTTTTATTCATGTCAGGAATATGACATAAGAAAAACATGCTTGGGGTGTATTTTTTTTGGTGGATAATCATCTTTTTATCAACTTTTATTGTAAAAATGCAATACGGATGGTATTATAAATTCATGGAACAGTATAAATTTATCGACTTCTTGAACTACTGCGGTGGTCAATCACAGGCGGCTGAAATACTTGGAGTGTCTATCGGTTACGTTTCGCACATGAAAATGGGTAGGCGAAAAGTGTCATTCAAGCAAGCACAGAAAATAGAAAGCATTACATCGGGTCGCATTTCACGCAAGGATTTGCGTCCTGACATTTATGGTTGAGCAAGCGCCCTTTAACCCCCGTCACAGGGGGTTCTTTTTTGGCTGCAAAACTCAACGAACAAATCAAACTGATGAGGTGAGCGATGGTTGGAGATGAAAAGCGGATTCATGATGTGAAATCTCGATTCACTGACTCGGAATACCTGGCGCTTTCTAAGTTGGCTGCGCTGGATGATCGGACTATCGCTGATTATCTTCATCATGTTGCTCTCACTCATTTGTTTGGACACAGTTACAAATTAGTCGTTGGTGTGTCTGATTGCCATCAGACGATCAGGGGCGGATAGGGATGGACAATAAGGGATACACCAAGGTTTATCACAGTTGGTTTGAATTGGGCCTGTCAATGGATGCTCTTGGTATCTTTGTGTACATGAGTAGTAAGCGTAAAGATTGGGTATTCCGCTCGGCAGAGATACGCAAAACGTTAGGGATTGGCAGTCATAAATGGCGCTCTGCGACCAATGAATTGAAGCAAATTGGCCTGTATATCACCACCAAAACATCAAATGGAACAACGATAACGGTCGGAAAGCTAGAGGAATCAACCACTGGTCGGAAACCCACAAGTGCAAAACCCACAAGTGCAAAACCCACAAGTGGGAAACCGACGCCCTTAATAAGACTGAATATTAACAAGACTGATAGTAATAAGACTGATAGTAATATTACATCATTCGATGATTTCTGGTCTGTCTACCCGAAGAAAAAAGAGCGCAAGAAATGTGCTGCAATTTGGGAACGCAGAGAGTTGGATGACATTGGCGAAATGATTGTGTCGGACATTGAAGCAAGATTACTCAATGACGGCAAATGGATCGAGGATGGTGGTGTTTATGTGCCTAACCCACAGACCTACCTCAACGGTGATCGTTGGGAAGATGATATGCAGCCAATTAAATCGCAAGCACCACAAGGCAAATACCAGTTGAAACGCAAGTTCCTCGGTACAGAGGACAATGTTATCGAGGGTGTTGTTGTTGATCGAACCATAGGGGGTGCGACATGAAAGATAAAGACTTTGAAAATTTCGCTGATGGGTGGAATGTCTACAGCAAAATGGTGACCGGCAAGGCTGTTGAAGAAGATGTGATGGTTATCTGCTTTGATGCGTTGCTGGAATACTCACTCAAAGATGTGATGCAAGCGTTGAAGATAAACGCCACTCGATCACAATGGCGGCCAACACCGGCAGCAATTACAGATATTTTGCGTGAGATCGGTATAGGCTCACAGTCAGCCAAACTTGAAGCACCCACAGCTAGTGCATTGGTGGCACAGGCACAGAGTGCCAGCACGCCACTGGGGGTGATGTTTCGCGCAAAGATAGGTCATTTCGATCTGAACAACCAGGATTCATTTTATCTCAATGCTCAAGCAACCAATTACCTGTTGGCCTTTGATGACATTGTTGCCGATGTTCTTGCGAATGGGTACAGCAAGAGTCAAAAAGAGTTGATGAATAAATACAACATCGCACTAACAGCGCCATTGGCTGAAAACTTGCCGGGTCCAAGTGACAAGCACCTCAAGCTGGTGCATGGCTGAAAATGAAAGAGATGATGACATCATTGACTGCCGGACCAATGACAACAGGGATTTTAATAATAGGATGCTGGCTATGGGCCGTCCGGACTTATGTGTTGCGGATTTTTACACTAGAGCGGAGATTGCAGAAATGAGATCGAAATGTAAAGAGAGTTTAGCAAGATGAGTCGCAGCCAGGATGAAAAGTCTGACATGAAATCCTACGGCATATTGCTGATGGATGATGACAGGATACGCCCGGTGAGCAACTGCTGTGGCGCGGAACCCAAAGGTGGGGATGTTTATGACTCTGTCGGGTTATGCGCGGATTGTGGGGAGTGGGCATCGTTTGAAAGCAATCCAGAAGATTGATGCTTGGGAGATGACTCCACAAGACGGCAAAGATTTTATTAATGTGATGATTGATGTGTTTGGTGAGATGAACCGCATCATGATTATCACGCACAAAGGATATTTTGACACAGGGCGATACTATGGCAACACGAACAAAAGAAACGGACACAAAAGTGAACGAGTTAATTGAAACTTTGCTGGAACAGGTGAATAGGATGAACCGGGAAATAACAGCGCTGAACAAACGTATTGCTGATGTGGCTACTCATTGTGGATACAAGATACAGGATGATGGTTGATGTTATTAATCCGTACCCTTCAATACTATTCAATACTATTCAATGCTTTTCAATATAGTTCCAGTGCCAAAGCCAAGACAGACTCAGGCCGACAGATGGAAGAAACGGCCTTGTGTGATGCGCTATCGGGCATTTGCTGATGAGTGTAGGGCCAAGGGTGTGAACGTGGTGAATGGCTCAACAGTGATCTTTTACTTGCCAATGCCTAAAAGCTGGTCGAAGAAAAAGAAAGCATTAATGCTGGGCAAGGGGCATCAACAGAAACCGGATGTTGATAACTTGCTTAAAGCTGTGATGGATGCGGTTCTTAAAGAGGATTGCCACATTTATGATATTCATTCACAGAAGTTCTGGGCAGAAAAAGGGGGGATTCAGATTTTATGACGGCAGTGAGGGTGTTGATTGCGTTTCTACTTTTGCCCTGGTTACTTCTTTTGGCTGGAGCAGTGGCAGTGATACAGGTTTTAGACGGTACTTTTTTTGAGGGAGTCGAGTGGGATGACTAAGAAAGAGCAGCAAAAGAAAGAGCAGCAGTTTAGGGTTTTTCATGAAGCTAACCCAGAGGTTTACCAGATGTTTGAGCGGTTCACGTTTGATGCGATCTATGGGGGCCATGAGCGGTTATCGGCTGAGATGATTATTAACCGCATCAGATGGGAAACTAAGGTTATCACCACCGACAATGACTATAAAATTAACAATAACTACAAGCCGTTTTATTCTAGGTTATTTCTGGAGCAACACCCACAGCACAAAGATTTCTTTCAATTAAGACATTCAGCAGCAGATAACTAAGGGGTAGAGGGGATGAGTGAAGTAGCAAAGTTGACAGACAACGTGAATCATCCAGAGCATTATCAGATGGCTGGTGGTATTGAAGTCATTGATGTGATTGAGAGTGCTATTGATCCGATCAATGATCCAAGGGAGGCAATGTGCTTGGCTAATGTACTGAAATACTGTTTACGATACCGGTTCAAAGGTGGGTTAGAATCGCTCAAGAAAGCGCGTTGGTATTTGGATCGGATGATTGCGTACATGGAAAAAAGAGATGCTAACTTTGGCAACTATCAGCGTAAAGAAAGGATTGAGAAATGATTGAATGGCTTAACCGGTGGATCAACCCACCGACAGAGGAATTTGTCCATAAGGGTGTTGGCTATAAGCACCGGGAGCATGATAAGTGCTGGTGTGGTGCTGGACTGATTACTTTTTATTCACGGAAACATCGTCAATGTGTGAATCTGGAGAAGTGTGGTCGGATTTACGACCTGTATGATGGTGTTGAGATAAGGCATCAACGATGACATTTAAGGAGCGACACGGATTGAGCATCAGAATGACGATTAGGACATTGTTAATCATGGCTATCATGCTGCCTCATGCGATTGTGCGGCAGATATTGTGGAAGTGTGGTTATGAAGATTGAGCAATTAGCGACAGGCGATTTAATACCGTATGTGAACAACTCAAGGACGCATGACGAGCGACAGGTTGGACAAATAGCGGCAAGCATTAAAGAGTTCGGATTTACTAACCCGATATTAATCGACAATGAGAACGGCATTATTGCTGGTCATGGCAGATTACAGGGAGCGCAGAAACTAGGCATTGAACAAGTGCCTTGCATCAGGTTGGGTGACTTAACTGAAGCGCAGAAAAAGGCTTATGTTATCGCGGATAATAAACTGGCGTTAAATGCTGGCTGGGATATGGATTTGTTAGCGGTTGAGATTGAGGGGTTGAAAGATTTAGATTTCGATGTTGATTTGCTTGGGTTCGATGCTGATGAGTTAGATGCCTTGTTTCCTTTAGAGGTTGAGGGATTGACGGACGAAGATGAAGTTCCAGAAGTGCCAGAAGAACCGACAACTAAGCTGGGCGATATATACCAACTTGGCAATCACCGATTGATGTGTGGGGATAGCACAAGCATTGATGCGGTTGAGTTGTTGATGGGTGGCGTGTATCCAGATTTAATCCATACCGACCCTCCCTATGGCATGAACGCTGTTAGTAAGAGCGGAGTTTTATCTAAGAATTACTCTAGCGATATTATTGGGGATGATTCTCCAGATATAGCAAAGGATGTATTTAACTTGATTATGGGGTTATACCCAGACTCAAAACATATATGGTGGGGAGCGAATTATTATTGCTCTGTTCTACCTGATAGTGAGTGCTGGCTAGTTTGGGATAAGAACAACGGAGCGTCAGACCAGACTGATTGCGAGTTAGCTTGGGCAAATTTTAGAAGCGTTGTGCGCCAATTCACACAGGCATCTGAAAAGATGAATAGAGTTCATCCGACCCAAAAGCCTGTTGCGTTGATGGAGTGGATTATAAAGAGGTTTAAATTATCATCGAATACTATCGCTGATTACTTTGGTGGTAGTGGCTCAACCCTTATTGCGGCAGAGAAGCATGGATTGCAAGGGTTTGTGATGGAGCTAGACCCGAAGTATTGCGATGTGATTGTTAAGCGGTGGGAGGATTTCACTGGTAAGAAAGCGGAGTTGTTAAATGTCTAGGAAACCTGTGGAGTGGGATTATGAGCGTGTTGAGGCATTGGCTGGGTTGGGGTTGGGTATCAACCAGATTGCTGCTGCTTTGGGGTGTAGTGAAAGTGTCATCTACAAAAGCAAAAAGAAAAATATACAGTTAATACAGGCACTTAAAAACGGTCGCGCAAAGGGGTTGGTAAAGGTTGCTAATGCACTGTATCAGGATGCAATCACGGGCAATACCACTGCACAAATATTCTACCTAAAGAACCGTGATCCTGAGAATTGGAGCGACAGACAGCAGTTAGATGCACTGGTTGCGGTGGAACTGCCGACTACCCTGGTTATCAATGTGACTGATACCCCCAGACCTATGACGAAAGGATGCGTAATTGACCAAGAAACTGACGATTGATGTCACAGCAAAGTGGCATGGGTTCCTAACACCACACCGTTACAAAATAGCGTATGGGGGCAGAGGGTCCGGTAAGAGTTGGACTATAGCCTCGTTACTGG